AATCCACCCCTTGCGTATAGGCGGTGCCGCCTTGCGACACGCTGAGGACCGCAACCACCGTGCTGTTCGCAAGCGGGTCCGATGCTCCGGTGAAGGCGCCATGGGTGACGGTCTCGGGGGTCTCGCGGGTGATGGTGACGTCCGTGACCTCGGCGATGGGGGCGAGATTGACCGGGATCACCGCAGTGCCGGTGCCGCCATCAGCAAAGCCATGCGGCTCGGCATTCACCGCCCGCAGGTCCGGGTCAATCGCCCAGCGGAGACGGGTGGATTGCGGGCGCTCCACCTTGAGCCCACCGACATTGCCGACACCTTCGGCCAGCGAGAAGACATATTCCGCCGCCGCATCGTCGCGGGTCAGATAGGTGAGCTCCAGTCCAGTGGCGACATAGGAGCCATTGGCCTCGCGGTCATAGCGCGCCACGGTTTGCAGCACCGCGTCGAGCTCGGGGGGCTGGATCTTGCTGTCGAGTGTGCCATTGGTGACGGTATAGATTGCATGGAAGGCCCCGGTGCCGCCGTCGTTCTGATTGCCGCTGTCCCAGCCCCAGAGGATCTGCTCCTTGCGACGTGCGGCCCCGGGCTCCTGATAGTTGCGGGTGCCCACGGCCGGGTCGCGCAGGGCTGGGTCCTCGAGCTCGGTGACAATGGTCTCGACAAAGCGCACGCCGAGAGCGACCGTCCGGTCCACCGGGATCACGAAGCCGGCGGCACCAACAGGGCGCGCCGCGCCGCGCAGGTAGACGATGCCGGAGGCGAGGTTGACCTCGCCGGTGATGGGATCGACGGAGACGTCGCCATCGCGGATCAGGTCGCCTTCCTTGAAGATGGCGTCGCCGATCCTGGCGAGGCGGTCCGCGAGCCAGGTCTGGACTTCGTTCAGCTCGCGGCTTTGCAGGCCGTCACCGGCGTGGAACATCAGCTCTGCATAGCCGGAGGCCGAGTTGTAGAGATTGTAATAGCGGTCGAGCGCCACGGGTGGGCCTCCTGATCAGAACGTGACCACGAACTCGAAGGTCTCGCGGGTCGAGGGTTGGCGGATGATCGGGACGGTGTTCTGCACGATCAGCAGGATGCCGGGATCGGTGATGGCGGCGGGCTCAAAATACCGCAGCCCCGCCGGCAGGGCGGGATCGGTGGTGGTGCCGACAAACAGGCCTTGCTCGCGGATCACCGCATCGGGGGCATCCTCGAACTCGAAGCGCACCCGCACGAAGAGGTGATTTGTGGGTGTGGCCGACAGCGTGAAGCGGCCGGTGGGGGCGACAATCGCGCCTGCATCATCCGCAATGACAAACGCCACTTCATCCACCGCGCGGCGGCCGAGCTCACCCAGCAGGGCAGTCTGCGTCACATCGGGCGGGGGTGTGTCGATGGTGTAATCCACGCGGACGGTCGTCTCGGGTGGGATACCGCCTGTGACGATCCGTGCGATCCGGCCGGTGGTGGCGTCCACGGTATACTCTGTCCCGGCCGCATAGGTCGTGGTTCCGTCCGCAGAGGCAAGCGCCACGCCTGAGACGTAGGCGTGAGGCAGCTGCAGCACGTCGTTTGCGCCGAACGTCAGGGTGGCCTGCGGGGCGGTGCTGTCCCAGGCGGTGTTGCCTGTGCCCCAGGCAAGGTGGAGCGGGCGCTGGCGGATTGCGTCCGCCAGGGCTGCGCGCCCCGAGCGCGTCATGATAGCCATTCAGGCCTCCTCGTCAGTCTGTGTTGGGTGTGTCCGTGCGGTGCATGGCCCCGACGAGCACCTGCACCTCGGACCAGGGTTGGTCGACGTAAGTGAGCGGCAGCCAGAACTGCCCGGCGTAAGCCGCGTCGCTGGTAACATCGGTGACGCGTGTCGGTGATGCAGTTGGGTCGTAGAGACCAGGCAGCAGCGCCAGAGCCGGGCTCGTTGGCGTCAGAGCGAGACCGTCGCCCACCGCCCGCGCATCAGCCCGGCGCACCTGTCCGGGAATGAAGCGGTCCTCGTCCGAGACCCGCGCGTCGGCACGCACCGCATCGCGCACGCGCACCGCCACCTCGTAGGTCTCGGCAGCAAGCGCCCGCGCGGGCTGCGCGTCCCAGACCGGCGGGAGCTGGCGAATAGTCTCGGAAAGGCGGTAAACCTGTGACCGGCCGCCGAAGGCGTGGGCGCGCAGCACATGGCTCCAGCGCGCAACGACCATGGGCGCAGGCGCTAGGGCGGACCCTGCGGAGCGTCGCTCGAACATCTCCGTGCGCCGGGTGCGTCGCACATCGGCCGGGGTGCCAGAGACCGCAGCCTCCTCGGAGAGCCGCCTGCGGTCCTCGTAGAACACCCAATCCACCCGGGGTGTTCGGCTGTTGATGTCCCCGAGGCGCATCCCTTCCGAGAGCACCATCTGTGCCCGCTGGAACCTGCGCACAGGCTCGAAGTCGGCCGGCTCGTCCGGGACGCCGTCGGTATTGGCCAGCGTGAACAGGTGCGCATGATAGATAAACGGGTTGGGCGTCGCCCGGTCGTCGTTGAGCCTGCTGTCCGACAGAACAAACCGGCCCGGCAGAAACGCCCGCCCGACATGGTCGACGAATATCCCTGCATGTGTCCGCACCTCAGGCGCGGGCACAGTTGCGGGAAACACGCGTCCAAAGGACAGGCGTGTTTGCCCGTCTGTGTGACGCACCCCGCTGTAATCGCTGAGCAGCCCGTCACCGAGCCGCGCCTCGTCCAGCTTGATCCGCCGCAGGTCATAGCCGTGAAAAATGCGCGCCAGCCGCGATCGCGCCGGTGCCGACAGGCGCGCGAGCGCGATCAGATCGTCGATGTCCTCAAGCGGGGGCACCGCATTCGTGTCGATCTGGAACGCGGCGAAGTGCTGCCCCGGTTCCTCCTGGAAGACCTGAACCCCGTCCAGATCGCGCCACGAGAAGGCAAGGCGCAAGGCCTCCGGCGTCCCGCGCAAGCGCTGCCAGCGAATACCCTCCCGCAGCGCCCGTTGCGGATCGCTCAGATAGGGAAGGATGTCTCCCAGGCCGTATTCCCAGATCAGCCAGGGCACAAACGGATCAAAGCCGTCGAGCTTGGCCCGGGCGTTGGGTCGGATCGCCGGGGCGCGGGCATCCAGCGCCGTCGCTTCCTCCATCGCCCGCTCAAATGTGGTGGCACTCGGTGGCAGTAACGACTGCGTGGTCATCGGTCACGCCCGCCGAAGGTGATCTCGACCGATCCCAGCGCCGCGCACTGCTCCTCGGTAATGATCGTATCACCAGATGGAAAGGCCAGTTCGACGCGCTGCACCCCCGATGGGTGGAGCTGTGCGTTGATCCAGGACCGGGTCAAATCCCAGCCAAGCCCGCGCGCTGCCGCAAAGCGCGCGGGGAAGTCGACGCGCAACTGCTCGATCACCTGAGCGGGGGTGTCGGGATAAAGAAACACCGTGGCCGCCACATCCACGGGCACGATGCTGGCCGAGACCACCTCGACCGTGTCGGTCAAGACGCGCACGTCATCGCGCAGCACAATTGCCCGCACAGCCGTCAGCAGGTCCTCGGACGACGCCCCGGCGCCCTCGGCCGAGAGCACGGCAATCCGCACGATGCCCGCGCTTGGGGAGGAGACCGCCGCATCGGAGACCCGCTCGTCCGCTGTCAGGGCCCAGTACCGGTAATGCGCGGCACCACCCGCATTGGACCAGCCCTGGATGCGCTGTTGCACCCGCAGGCGTAGCGCCGTGTCGGTCTCGTCCGTCAGGCGGGTGACACCGTAGAAGCTGGCGAGGTGATCAAGGTCGGTGGTCCCCGCAAAGGCCAGAAGGTTGGCACGCGCCGCGTCATTGACCCGTTGCCGCAGCAAGAGCTCGCGATAGGCGCAGACCTCCAGCAGCTTGCGCGCGGGCTCGCTTTGCAGGTCGATCACCGGCGCAATCGGCGGGAAGCGCGCCACCAGATCGTCGCGCATCGCCCGCAGGATGACCTCAAAATCCAGCTCCTCGATGACGCCCGGGGCCGGGAGAGAGGACAGGTCGATGGGTGTCGTCATGGAACATGTCCTGGCAAATGTTGATCAGACTGGACACCTGAGCCCTGACTGGTTGGGATAGGGAGCTTTGTCTCGATTCCCTGTGCAATCGCGAGACCGACCTCGTCGGCATCAATGACCAGGCTACGCAAACCGGCGGAGGTGGGATCGCCCAGCAGGGCCCGGGGGCGGTATTCGCCAGAGATCGACAGTCGCACCACACCGTCCCGGGTGACATCCTTCAGCCCAATCTCCGTCACCTTGAACCGGGGCTCCCATTGCTCGATCGCCGAGGTGAAGGCCGCAAGAAACAGCGGCACTTCCGATCTGTTGATCTGCCGCCCGAGCAGCGTGGGCACAAACGAGCCGTACCATTCGCGCATGACGCGCGCGCCAAACCGCGTTGTGAAGATGTCCTGCAGGGACTGCACCACATGCGGCCAACCCATGAGAGTGCCCCCCGTGGCCGCGTTCAGGCCAACCGAGGGGCTGTTGTGATTTGGCACCATGTCGAATGCGTCCCATTGACCAAGGACCGGTCGTTCACCAGAAGCCGATCCAACCAGTAGAACGCGACTCGAGTGAACC